ATTCTCGTATGTCCAATTGGTTGAGTATGCAGCCAAAAACTGCATAATCTGCGTACCAATTCCACCTCTTACATTATATTGCATTTAGTCTCCAATGAATCTCTTGTCTTTCTTTTGACCTTGATAGGGCCCAGTCTTATACTCCATGACGTATGTATCATCTTCAAGAATCTCATAGTTATGCCCTGCATCAAAGGTAAATGAGACATCCCCTGCACTGAGTATAATTTCTGTAAGGATTGTATCGTCAATATCATAGAAGGTTGCATTGACCCTTCCTGACACAACAAACCACGATTCTTGTGCAATATGAAAAGATAAAGCTTTCATTTTCCATATGTGTCTATGAGGTTTAAATGTTCTACCCTTTTTCATATGCAAAGCAGAACACTGTATGAACTGATCAGGGTCTACAAGGTCAACACGTTCTTGAGATGGATTACTCACTCTACGCCACACTTGATGTAGAAGTCTTTTTGAGTCTATCTGAGAATATAGTCTAGTGTCAATCATAATTATTCATAAGTTCAAAGGGATTATCTACACGTATAGAACCATGTACAGCATCTCGAACCACTTTCTTGTTTGTGTGTCCTCTTCTATGAAATCCAAATACGTTTGCAATCACAAGAGTGTTTGCTGGCACTGTAAAATGTTTCTGTGTTACTCCCATAGTTTGCATCTCATCTTTGGCCACTCGGAAACTTCCTTCTTTGTGTCCATCACCTCTCCATGACTCATAATCTCCATCAATTGCAGACAGTGATTGTTTGTAATGCCAATCAAGAACTTCGTTTGTTAATCGTGTTGAAAGAAGTCCATATTCAAATGCACCTTGTAATTCAACTTCTCTTGGAAACCACCAATACTTAATTGCTGGAAAGAACACATCACTATGAAAAGTTTTTTGAATATCTTGATCATCAGGTTCATTAACAACTCTCTGAACAAAGAGATTGTTTTCGTGAAGTTGTAGTGCATGAGAATCGTTCTGTCTCCCTATCATTGAAAGAGCAACATTGGAAATCATACCCGACAATCCTCTAAGATAGGGAAATTCACTTTTGCTGAGCTCAGAAATAATATTTGATCCAGCAACCTTATGAACAGGCCCCTTTGGAAACTTTTTGATTTCTTTCTTGAGAGGTTTAATACAATCCTTCGGTGCAAAATCTTCTATGGTAGTCACACCATGTTCTCTTAACTGATAGATATTTGTGGTAATACGTTTGGTGTTATCTTGATGAATATACCATGCAAAGATGATACGAAGAACATGAAGCCCTCTTTCATTCCAATATTTGTGACATAGAACTTTATTGGGATCACGAAAGAATTGCTTCTCACCACTTGATGCACTTTCAATCGCAATAGGAAACTTTGTCTTACAAACAATCTCTACAATTTCTCTAAATGCTTTGGAGTAGTCAAGAGCTCTCTCAACTTCTATGTTGTAGATTTTGTTTCGTTCATGTTCTTCAAGAAAGTTATTTCTGTCGAGAAATCGTGTAAACTTACAGTTATCTTCTGCAGCTTTCATAACAAGAAACTCATCCCAATTACGAGCATTTTCAAAGGCTACTTCATCTCTTGATGTAAAACTACTCTTTAATGGTTTTTCTTGACTCAATGATGTGCTTTGGTTTCCTGTGGTATTTTCCTGAGATGTTGTCATTGTAAAACTTATCTTCCTCTAAGACATTATGAAGAAATTGTTGTTTAACTTCTTCATAATTACAGTCGCCTCTTGTTGTGTGAAGGGAGATTATCTCTCTTCTAAAATTCTCTATTCCGCACTTCTCAATGTCAGCCTTTAACTGTTCACTTGACCCATAGTATTTCTGCCAGTCACTTGAACTGCGTTGCCTTCTCTTCTTACCCTTGACCTTGCGTATACTATAAAAGTATTTACGACCGATATATCTACGACCATTCAATTCATTAGTTATAATATACACGAAACCTTCGAATTTGTCAATATCTTTTTCACTAAAAATCTCATCACGAAAAGTCCATTCCTGTACCATCTAAAAACTTCTTTATTCGTTGTTGCTGTTTTCGTATTGCCTCTTCTTGATCGTCAATTTTTTTCTGTTGGAATCTTATCTTGTCGGATTGATGTAGTATCTCTTCTTTCTGACTAACGCCAGGCTTCTTCGTTCTCCTCTTTGATGTCGTCATCTTCTCCTTCTCCTAGCTCTTCTTCCTCAAATTCATATCCACAAAAGGCACAATACGAAAGTATAGCATTGTTCTGATTCATCCAACTAATTTCAAACTCAGTTGTGCAGTCAGGACAAATTAATTTTTCTTCTTTCTTTTGTTCTCTCATGCTTCTCCCCAAATCTCCTGCCAGTTTCCTGTTAATGCACCCTTCGCATAATCGGTTGATCTATTCTCAAAGAAGTTCGTGTGTATTGGTGCATTGATTAGTGTTTCTACCCATGGCAAAGGATTTCTTTTTACTTTGAAAATACCCTTCATACCCATACTTATAAGTCTACGATCAGCAATATATCTTATGTATTGTTTCACTTCATCTCCACGTAGTCCCTTGATACTTCCCATCTGAAAGGACAAATCAATAAACTTATCTTCAAGCTCAACCATCTTCTCACAAATACTATATATCTGTCCTTTAGTTTCATCATTCCACAAACCTCTATCTTCTTCAACTAACTTTCTGAAGATGCGTATCATGGCCTCAGTATGCATTGTCTCATCTACAATAGACCACGTAATGATCTGACCCATACCCTTCATCTTACCATGACGAGGAAAGTTCAACAACATAATGAAAGAACTGAACAATGCAAGTCCCTCTGTAAATGCAGAGATGGCTGCAATCTTAATAGGTAGAGAGACACCATTATTCACTTTCTGCATGAAGTATTCGTGTTTCTCTCTCATTGCCTCGTACTCATTAAACTCATTGTAAGTACTCTCAGGCATACCAAGAGTTTCAATCAAGTGAGAATAAGCTGCAACGTGTAATGCTTCTCTTGCAACAAAACTGCACAACATCATTCTTATCTCAGGTTGTGGAAAGTTTGGAAGATAGTTATCAACATAACCCCCTGCAACATCAAGGTCACTCTGCGTAAAGAAACGAAAGATTTGTGTAAGAAAGTATTTCTCTTCAATAGAGAGCTTACTTTTCCAGTCTTTAATATCCTCAGCCATTGGTACTTCGGTATGCAACCAATGAGATTGCTCATGTTCTAACCATATATCATAGAACTCAGGATATTGAAATGGTTTGAAGTAATCTCTTGTATCTGTTATCTTAACTTTAGTCATATGTTTCCTTATCCTTCGCAGGCTAAACAATCGTCACCATCTGCAACAGCAGTCATGTCTAGTTCCTGTATGATTTTTCTTTCTATTTTATTTGATATCTTATCGGCTTTACCGACTTTATCAGATCGACAGTAGTATAGTGTTTTTAACCCAGATTTCCATGCAAGAAAGTGAACAGCATGAAGGTACTTGATATTAGATGTGGGTCTAAAGAACAGATTGAGAGACTGTGCTTGGTCAATAAACTTCTGGCGATCAGCTGCATTTTCTATTACCCATCTTTGATCTATTTCCATCGCTGTTTTAAAAACATCTTTTTGATGATCATCAATAAACGATAAGTGCTGACACGATCCGTCATTAGATATGATTGATGACCATATATCTTCATAATGTAATTTAGGGTTCTCTTCGCACTTCTCTTTAATCAGTTTGTCAAGGTATTTATTTTTTGCAAAATGACTCCCTGATAATGTGTCTTGTCGATATGCATTTGCACGAAAAGGTTCGATACTTGGAGAAGTATTCCCCATGATAATACTACTTGACGCATTAGGAGCAATTGCAGTCGTATGACTAAATCTTCTTCCTGTACCTACGGCATCAGGAGCTTCTCCTCTTTCAGAACCCAGCTCAATGTTTGCTTTGTACAACCTGTTTGAAATGTGTCTAAACACTTTTGTATTCAGAGACTTTGCCATTACGCCTTCAAATGGAATTTGTTTACTTTGTAGATATGCATGAAATCCTAATGCACCAACTCCAATTGACCTCTCCCTCATTGCAGAGTATTTTGCACGTTTTACATGATCAGGTGCTTTGTTGATGAATACCTGTAGCACATTGTCCAACATCTCAGCAACATCTCTTATAAATCTTCCGTTTCTTGACCACTCGTCAAAGTACTCAATGTTAAGAGAGGACAAACAACACACAGCTGTTCTGTCTGCATTTGTAGGAAGAATAATCTCAGAACACAGATTACTCTGATGAATCTTCAGTCCCTTGTCTTTAAGAAACTGTGGTAGGTGTTCATTACTTGTATCAATGAAATGCATATAGGGTTCACCTGTTTGCATACGCATCTCAAGTATACGTTGCCAAAGTTCTTTTGCTGGAACTGCATCTAACACTTGACCACTAAAAGGGTCTTTGAGCTCCCATGTATCATCAAAGTTTGGATCACGCATACAGTTCTCAATAATCTGCATGAAGTCATTTGTAATGTTGATACCATGATGCATATTCAAACATCTAAGATTCTGATCTCCTGTTGGTTTCCGCATTTCCAAAAAAGGAATGATGTCGGGATGAGAGATGTCGAGATAGGCTGCATATGAACCTCTTCGTGTCTTGCCTTGTCGATAAGCCAAAGATGAGGCATCATAAAGTTTGAGGTGAGGTAGAACGCCAGTAGACTTATCCCCAGCACTCCGAATACCAAAGCCAATACCGACACCACCCCCAAGCATAGATAACCAATTAGTTTCAGAAAGAGTATCCACAAGTCCTTCAGCAGTATCATCAATATAATTAAGATAACAAGAAATAGGAAGACCTTTAGAAGATTTTCCATAAGAGAGGATTGGTGTAGAATAAGATAACCAATGTTTTGAGGAATAGTCGTAAAGTCTTTGGGCATGATTTTCATCCGTTGCAAAGGTCTTAGACACAAATGCAAATCTTTCTTGAGGAGAGATTTCTTCATCTCTCATATAAGATTCTTTGAGCCGTGTGATGCCTGCTTCACTCAATAGCAGATCACGATTTGGTTCAATTTTAATACCCTGATATTCCAACTACTTCTCTCCTACGTATGAAAAAATAAGTGGAAAAATTGTGCCTATTTTCTCTGCACATTCTAATGCCACTTCCATGTGTTCTTTTTGTGTTCCGTTTCCTGATCTCAGTTCAATGTAATGCACCCAACTTCGTAGACTTCCTTTCATGTATAGTCTGCTGACAGTCAATCCTTCGGGAAGGACAGCCCTTGCTTGTTCCTTTGCAATACCACTCGCTATAGCCCAATCGTACATTTCTCTAGCAAGGTCAATAACTTCATCCTGTCGTGTTATCCATTGTTCTTGTATCCATTGTTGTTCTGTCGTCAATGATATTGAGCTTTGACGATTCTTTTTGTCTTGTAGTCGTGCATCTCTATAATCAAATGCAAGTTCTTTTGTAGGGTCTGCATATCTTTGACTGAACTCTTGAAAACTAAAACTTCTATGTCTCAATATCTGTCGTGCAATATCTCTTGTGGTTTCAATCTCAAGAGTCGCATCAACCATTTCAAGTGGACTCCAATGTTTATTTTTTATAAGGTACTTAACTAACTTTTCAGCAGAAGAATCATTATCCTGATTTGATGGATTTGATACTCTAGCCACGTGAGCAATTTGTTGTAAAACCTTCATATCTAATCGAGTCCATTCACCATTTCTTATAGGTTGTGTAAAGCTCACAAGTTTTACATTCATATGCGTTTCCATTCGTTGATTTTCAATTGTAATTTCAGGCCTGAGAAGGTGTTTTTATTTATGGTATCCAATAGGTCGGTTTCTGACATTCCA